TAGTCCTCAAGCATGGACATGAACTTGCGATCATCTTTCATCTCACCAGTTGAAGCATCATACGTCAACTTGTTGCGATAGCGATTCATCAAATCTCGAACATACTGTTCGGCTTTGGTCTTGGGCAAGTTACCAACGTCAACATAAAAGATCCTACGCTCGGGCGCACGCGAGAGGCGATAAATCACAGTTGCGTCTTCAACCATACGAAGTTGGTTGAGTGGCTTGATCGCTTTGTGTAAGTATGAGATCGCCCTCGATCTTGAGGCATCGTACAAGCCAGAGGGATAGTAACAGATAGCCTCTGGTGCGATTTCCAATGCTGTCGATTCATTAGGTTTATCACGATAAACATACTTTTCTTTTACACCCTTGACAACCGCTGCACCAGTTTTTGGATCTTTGTCTTTAATAACCTCTGCAACCTTTTTAATTTTTGCTGCATCGACGGGACGCATTTCAAGAATGCCCTTCTTCGTATTTTTAGGATCAACAATCATGTGATAGTATCCTTTACCGTCGATGTACCAGCGACGAAAAATTTCATATCCACGATTGTTGAAATCAAGCAATCTTAGAATGTTTTTAAACTCTTTGCGTATAGAATCTTTAACATTATCAGCAAGGTTCACATGATCCAACACGATTTCTACAGGATATCGTTGCTCATCAAAAACAATTGCCTCATTGCAGATGTCCTCAACAGCCTTTTCTAACTCAGGCTGCATCGCCATGTCACGATACTTCAAGACATATTGGCTATCACTTCGGAGCGACCCATCAAGGTCGATTCCATAGCCCAAATAACCACCTGCGTCAACGGCGTACGCATCATCAACTTCTGGCATGACAAAGGACGGCACATTTGCTTGTGCCGCCTCTGGCGAAACCATGGAGTTTACATTGTTTCTCTTTGTTCTACCAACAGAGAAACCGAAAAGATCAATAGGCATAAGTATCCCCTATGTTTTACTCTCTGATTGGTGCGGCTCCAACAGGAATACCATTTACACCACTGGTCAGGAAGTAAGAGTATGAAAGTGTCACTTGGAAATCAGAAAGTCCGTCAGCATCAGCAGCAAGATCTTGTGCAGATACGCTGGTCGGAAAACAATAAAGAAGTTCATACGATTTGATAGGTTGACCATTTCTGTTAAGTTGATCAATCGACCATGTAGGGAAGTCTACTGCGTTAGTCAAAGTAATCGGACGCTGTGCGACGTTGCTTGCTGCTCCGTTGAGATCATCCAACCATTTTTCAAAGCGTGAGCGAAGGAACATACCCTCGTCATTCAAGATGGTCAAAGTCCAGTTTTCAAAGGTTCGAGAACCCGGAAGTTTGATCTGGCGACCTCTGTAGTTCACAGGGATTTCCCCAAGAGTTGATGCAGGAAGTTGTGCGGCAGTGACCAAGAAACTCATGACATCGGGGCTGGTGGTTGTACCAATGTTGCCTTTTACTCTAAACAGCGAGGGTCTTACGCCGCCGCCGATTGCGTTTTTAAACTTGTCGATGTTCATCTAGTTTTGCTCCTATGGTATGTATGCGTTATGCACCGATTTCTTGGAAGTTTACGCCACTGCCCGTTGCAACAAAGTTGAGGGTGATAAAGTTGATCGAACGAGATGGTTTGATGAAGATACTTGCAACAAATTCATTTCTATCAACAACAGTTGAAGTGTTATTGCTCTCGTCACAGATCACCTTAAAGTCAACAATACCTCGTCGGGCTTGAACATCACGAAGGAATGGATCGATCAAACTCTTGAACTGTGAGCGAGTGAACGCATCGTTGATTTCGAAGAGTTGGAACTTGGCTGCCGTTGCAATCGCTTTCTCAAGAATGATAAACAGGCGACGAACGTTGATTCTGTCGAATGCAGATGGTCGTTTCTGCATGGTCTTATCACCAAACAAAACAGTGCCTTGTCCGGGGAAGGACACAACAGGGTTGACGCTGTTCGTGTAAAGTTCATCTCTTTCTGCTTGATTTGGGCTGTAAGCCAAAGATACCGCACCGAGAACTTGACCACGGTTAAATCCAGCAGGAGAGAACCATGGCTCTGCAATGATATCCGTTCTCACGGTAACACCAGCGGTGTCAGCACTCAAAGGAATGTAGCGGAAGGTATCATTGTAGCGGTCGAAGGTAAGTTTCCAACCACTGTCAATGACGGCAAACGAAGTATCAACGTTGAGGTTTGCAGATGTAAAGTCTTGGTCACCGCCAGACTTCCTAGCATTTGTACCTTTACGATATGCAACAGTGTTTGCAGTAGCCTTCACACTTGACAACGGTGATTTTTCAGACGAGTCAAGAACGGCATTTGCAGGGGGTGAGAAGAACGCGATACAGTCCTTGCGGGAATCTGCAATATTCGCCAGAGCGATTGCATCAGCACCAGTGACTCCACCGCCAACGAGAATATTCACATCAACAGTTTCAGAGTCTTCAAACTGATCGAATCCATCAGTGATTCTAGACGTTGGTGTGGCAAGCGTTCCACCAGTTAGTGAGTTGGTGGCTGCTCTTTCGAGCGTTCTAAATCGAAGACCACTAACTGCCGCAGATCCGTATGATCCACCATTGTTAGCCGTAGTTCCGAAACCCTCTCCAATGAAGCCAGTGACACCACCAGTAAAGTCAGGCAGATCAGTGTGACCCGTGACAAACACAAAATCGGAATCAGAGCGAATACGATCTTTATAGTAGAGACTGTTGCCAAAGACATCTTTAACATTTGATGCTTTCGATACTGAGTCAAACTTCTCAATGACTGCACCCTTCTCGCCAAAAGCACCCTTTTCATCGACCACTGCAACGTGAAGAAGGTCGAAGGATGCTCCACGATCTTCTGCATCGGGGCTGGTCGCAGGAAGTTGCGTAGAGAAGTTTGAAGTATATTTCCATTCAACCGATCCAGCAGTCAAACCAGATTGACCGGCAGCGGTTCCGCCGACATCAATCTGACCCAACACATGAAGGATGTTTCCTGCACCAGCGAGGGGTGCGGATACGGACATGAGTTCACCCGACTGAATACCACCACCGTTGAAGGTAATACCAATGCCAGTTTGTGTCGCACCCGATCCTTGAGTAAAGGAGGTGATCTGACCAATCGCATCAAAGGTTAGACCGGCGGTGTGACCCTGAACATAGACAAAGTTACCTGCAACGAGAGAAGCAAAAGTAGTGTCCGACGCACCACCCGATGCACCATCAACTGTAATACAGTCAATACCATCACCGCCACCATCACCACCACCAAGAGTCAGTGATGTCGTGATTCTAAACGCAATCGGAGCGGTGAATCCAGTGATCGTTCGAAGTGGATCAACAAGACCGTTGATTCTAAGATTATCACCATTCTCAAGACCATCAACATTTGCAATGTTTTGTGGAAGACCGATTGGCAGACCAGAAGTGTCGGATGAAATGCCACCATCGGGTCCGGTTCCAGCAAACTTTTGATGCTCGGTGTGGAAGAAGTATGATGTAGTCTCTGAGGTCGGTGTGAAAGTAGCACCGGAAGCATCAGGATATGACAAACCACCAAGAGCGTCTGATGCACCAAAAGTCAAACCATAAAGTCTAACTTCAGTCGAGGTTCTATCTGCAACAGAAACCTTGAGAGAGTTGTTGCCTACATCAACGTCACCACCGGGGCTTCTTGCAGCAAAAACACCAAAGGTCGTGCCAAGCGTTGCTCCACCAGTTGCTCCGTATTGAGTGTCATAATCTGCAACAGTTTTGATGGTTCCAGCACCACCAGCCACACTTGCGTTTGCGGAACCAGAGCCAATCACGCGAACAATTTGAAGATTGTTTGTGTACGCAAGGAAGTTTGCAGCGGAGAACCAGTCAACGGCGTTATCATCGGTTGGGTCACCAAATACATTACGAAGTTGATTTACACTCGTAATCAAAACTCTTGATCCTACGGGACCAGCATTGAATCTACCTGCAAATCCCGCTCTCGTCGTAGAAACAGACGGAATGAGTGAAGTTAGATCGATTTCTTTTACTTGAACGCCGGGGCTAACTTGAAATGCCATATTAATCTCCTGTTGCTACTTATCTATTGATACAGCGGTTTAGAGGAACTCATCATTTCTATCCACCGACCAAAGATCACCGTTGTTATCTACAAATGAGTCTTCATCGACTCCATTTTCGACAAACCCAAATGGCATTATGTCTTCTTCCATCTTGGCGATCTTCTCTTTCAAGAGTTCTTCACGAATATTTATGTCTGTCAAATCTTTGAAGTAGTCTTGATTGGAAGCCCACGCAAAAAGTAACAGACTGGTGATTAAGTCATCATGGTGTCCAGTTTCAGCCTCAAATGATCCCCTCTTTGAGACGAATGACGCAAGTTCATTAACAATGTTAAAGTCATTTAGGATCATTTTATCCTGCTCAACCATTTCTTTAAGAATAGCACATCCGACACGCTTCACTTTTGGACTCATACGAACACCATACTGCCTATCGTGCTTCGAAAAGCCTGCGTCCATGACTTGACCTTTACGACCACGCACAGTGGTTGTGATAATGTTTTCATATTCAAGGTCATTCCACAAAAGGTCAACAATCTCCTGCCCGATGTCGTTGATTTCAATCAAGACTTGTGCCTCGTTATACCTCATCGCAAAGTTGTAAATTAGGGTAGGCAGAAGAAACGGCTGCATGTCGTTGTTTCTAAATGTTGCAACAATCTTGTACGGCATCTGGTCAAATCTTATGATTGAAAAAGCGTGATAGTCAAGATCTTTGCCCCGAGATGTGTCCAGTCCCAAGAAGTAATCAGCACCCGCGATAGGTTCCTCATAAACTGACAACCCCTCCTCGGAAGATTTCAACGGTCGTTGGTATACCAATGTCTTCAACTTAGACGGTGCAATCAAAGTGTTTAGCGACCCCAAGAACTCACACTCAAACTCTGCCCTAAACTGCTCCGGTGAGGTGTTGCGGATAGTCTCTTTTTTCCACTTTTCATCACGACCCGGAACCTCAGTCCAGTGAACGTCAATGGGAGTGTAAGAGTTTCGTTTCTCGATTGCATCATTCCAAAGTTTGTAATACATGTTCAAACCTTTGGGTGTGCTGATGATCAAAACTTTAGTTTCTTGTCCAGCCGAGATCGTGGGATACACAGAACTGAAGAACTCGTCCGCGACGTTCTCTGGGACAAATGCAAATTCATCAAGAAACAGCATGTTGAATGAGCCACCCCGCACGGCTGAAGATGATGTCGAGGATGCGAGAATCTTTGAGCCGTTCTCCAAGTGAATCGAACCTTTATTCCATTCGATGACACCCTGCTGAAGCCACTTCGGCAAATGCTCGTATGCCAACTTCAGACGACCCAAAAGTTCGCGTGCAGTGACCTGCTTGTTTGCCAAGATTGCAACATTCTTTGAAGAGTTGAACAAGACATAATGCAAAAGGTAAGAAATGACGGTCGTTGACTTGCCCGACTGTCTTGGTAATTTTGCAATAACGAAGCGATCCCTGTGGATTGTCTCGATCATCTTCTTTTGATATTCGTATGGCTTGAACGGAACAAGACCCTCATCGAGCGAAATGATGTTGATGTATGTTTCAATAAAATACATCGGGTCAGCAGCACACTTGGCGTACTCTTCGATTTGTTCTTTTGTGTATTCTGTCTCTACGTTTGCCGCTTTGAGATTAATGTTTCCAAGATAGGCTTCTGCATCATGTTTCTTGGTCATTAGAAGTAATCCTCTTCACACGCTTCTTGGGCAGTTGCTTGTTGACCAACTCTTGGAGTTCCTTTGTTGATCCAACGAAGAAGGCATTGTTTGTTACATTCTTTGCCTTGTCTTCTGCCTCAAGTTCTTTCATCTGTTTATGAACATCGAGTAGTTCCTTGTTTGCCTCCACCGATGTTTTGAGTAACTGACTAACAACTTCGAACGCACGCGGGCTGTCGCTCTCGGACGCAACTTTGAGTATGCCATCGAGTGCGATCTTGCCACCATCGATCAACTCTTTGAGGTTTTCACGCACCTCAGAGTAATCTTGTCTTTGATGCATCTGCTTTCGCTCTGGAAACTTTGACAAGTCGATTTCCACAGGTTTTCGCAGCGGCATCTTTTCCTCTTTTTCAACAGGGTCGATGTTGAGTGCATCTTCTAGTGGATTTTCATCGCTCATGATAAGGTCGCTCCAGTAATACTTAGTCCACTACCAAACTCAAAGTTTTCTGTTGTGACGGATGCGTTAGGCGGCATACTGCTCGCACCAGACGGACCAGTGATTGATGAAATCGATCTTGCAATCGCTCCAGTCGGACCAGTGATGGACCCATCCGTGTTGAAGCCACTGATGAATGTGGTAACATCGGTCTTGCGAATAATCTTGTTGGTTTTGATCGGTGAGAACACATAAGACAAAGCGGTGAACGACAAGTTGAAAGTCACGTTTCTTTGTGTTGACGTATCTCCCTCGAACTCAAACTCAGGAGACACCGAGTTGAGAATGATTGGTACATCAATCTTGGTGTTAAAGTTATCAGTAAAGTTGATCGTCAAAGTAAACTCTGGCGTAAAGTATGGCAAGATTTGTTCAACGATTTGCAAACAGTCATCAGTGCTTCTTCCACCAATAGCCAAGTTGAAACCGATGTTATAAGGAACCTCAGTAAACTGAGTTTTATTTTGCTCCACCAAACCAGTCGTGGGATTCACTGCTCCGTCCACATAGCGTCTAAAAACAGTGTTTCGTTTTCTCGAACCATCGTAGTCAATGTTTGTGATTGAAAAGCCCATACGAGGAAGAACCTGTCCAATATGTGTGTCTGATCCATCACCTTTCAGCAGAGGGAACTCCCGTAGCATTCGAATAAACTTCTCTTTTGGTGAGTACGAAACTGGA